GGGTTGACACCCGGGGCGCCGACCGGTACTGTTCACACTAGAACAACGAAGCGCACGACGACCCCAGGAGCACCCATCATGAAGTTCGAAACCGGCAAGACCTACACGACCCGCTTCGCGACGAACGCGTCGATGACGATCGCGTTCACCGTCATCAAGCGGACCGCGAAATTCATCACCGTCGAGGACAAGTACGGGACCGTCGCCCGGGTCGGCGTCAAGATCGACGACGAAGGCGAGTACGCGTTGCCGACCGGGTCCTACTCAATGGCTCCCGTCATCAAGGCGAACCGTCCGGCCGGCGCCTGACCGAACCTACCGGCGCCCGCTACGGCGGGCGCCTCGAGGAGAGCATCATGACCGCCCAATTCGTACCGATCTCCCAGCGACCCGGACAACGCCCGGAGTCCTCACTCGAGGCGCGCGGAGTCGCCGCGAACGTCGTCCGGCGAATCTTCGCTGACAGCATCGACCGCGACACCGTCGACCGGATCGCCCGGAACGTAATGCTCCGATGGGACCGCGACACGTCGATCAATCTCGTCGAAGCGGTCGGGGACGAGGTCCGTTGCACCGAATGCAACGGGGCCGGGTCCTACCCAGGAGCGTTCGTTCAGGAGTGCCCGGTCTGCTCGGGTGAGGGGGTCCTCGCGTGGGCGATCAACGAAACCGCGCGACTGATCTCAGGAGGTCTGTCATGACCGACCACCGACGGCCCTACGTGGGCGAAGGTGCCGACGGCGCTCGACGCTCCGCACGAATCGACCTCGAGGAGTCAGACGTCCTCGGTTGGGACGACCCGCGACGAACCGAACTGATCGACTCCGCGGGACGGTGGGAGGAGCAAGCATTCGAGATCGAGGAGGAATCCCACCGACGTTACGCGCTCCTGTTCCTCTGTATCGCAATGATCGCCGGCTCACTGTTCATCATCGCGGCGGTGACCCGGAACTATCCGATCGCCGCGGTCCTACTCATTGTCACGCTCGACGCTATCCACCGGAGCACCCGATGAACTACCGACCTCGAGGCGACGCGGCCTACCGACGCGAACCCGACGGCGCCGACCGCTCATGGCACAACCGGGCCGCATGCAGCGACGTGAACCCGGAACTGTTCTTTGAATCCTCACCCGAATTCGTCGACGCGGCGAAACGCATATGTCAGCCGTGCCCGGTCCGGACCGAATGTCTCGAGTTCGCGATCACGACCCATCAAGACGACGGAGTATGGGGCGGACTGACCGAGGACGAGCGGGCCGGCATCCGTCGCCGGCGAAGCCGGACCGCTCGGGACCTGCACGACGACGACGTCGAGGCGCTACGGCTCCTCGTCAGCGACGGAGTTCTCACCGTCACCGAAGCAGCACGGAAGTACGGCATCGCTGAACGCGCGGCCGAGGAGCTCACAACCGGAATCCGACGGCCCGACTCACCGGGCCCGATCCTGACCCGCGAACCCGAATACGCATAGGAGCAATCATGACCGCTCAGACCGAACCGGCCACCGGCGACAAGTCGACCGCACACGAACGGCTCGCCCAGGAGATCGAGGACGCCGTCAGACTGACAAAGCTCATGGCCGACCATCAAGCTCAGATCAGCGCGATCGGCGCGAAACGAGGGAAGCTCCTCCTCGAGCTCCGACGCGAAGGAGTCCAGATTCGCTATCTCGCGGAACGGATGGGCCTGTCCGAAGCTCAGGTTCACAAGATGCTGAAACGCGAACGGGACCGCTAGACTCCGACACGGAACGAAGGTTCCGGGGTCGGTAGGGCCGGACGACGGTCCGACGGGATGCATGGGTGCTCCCCCGTCGGACCGTCGTTCTGTGCTCCCATATCATCCGTTCAACAACGGACGGACAACCGGTGGCAGACGCGAAGATTCCCGACGAGCTCGAGGACCTCACGGTCCCGATCGACTCCGTCGCCCGATACCCCCAGAATCCGCGCGACGGTGACGTCGGAGCGATCGCGGTATCCCTCGAGGAGAACGGACAATTCCGGCCGATCGTTGTCAACCGGCGCGATCACCTGATCCTCGCCGGTAATCACACGTGGCAGGCCGCGAAGCTCCTCGGATGGGACCGCATCGCCGCTACCTCGATCGACGTCGACGACGCGACCGCCCGGAGGATCGTGCTCGTCGACAACCGGGCGAACGATCTCGCGTCCTACGATAACGACCTCCTCACGGACCTCCTCACGGACGTCGTTCAAGACGAGGGGCTCGAGGGGCTCCTCGGAACAGGATTCGACGCGGAGGACCTCGACGATCTCCTCGAGGAGATCAGCGCCCAGGGCGGACCGTTCGACGACGACGAACCTTCCGAGAAAAAGCTCGAGGCCGTGATCCGATTCCCTACCCTGAAAGATCAGGTCGCGTTCTTCAAGCTCATTCGCCGGCCCGTCGCCGGTGAAGTGTGGTGGCCCGACGAAGGCTCACGTCATGACGGATAAGCCACGACGAGGACGAAAGTCCGGACTCACTCCGGAAGTCCAGCGGCGCATCGTTGCAGCGCTGAACGCAGGGAACTACCTAGAATCCGCAGCGGGCGCGGCCGGGGTCACGCCGGCGGCGCTTCACGGGTGGCTCGCCCGCGGCCGAGCGGCTCGCGATCTCGTCGACGTCGACGGGACCAACCGGTGTCCGACGTGCGAATCCGAAGGGTCCGACCCGTGCCTCACCGGGTCAGGACGGACCGCGGCGAAGCCTCACGTCAGACGTCCGAAACGGACCGACGCTACTCCTGGGGACGAGACACCCTACGTCGAATTCGTGGACGCCGTAGAGCGGGCGCGCGCCGGCGCGGAAGTCCAGGCGGTCGCGCTGATCCGGAATGCAGCGCTCGCCGGCGACTGGCGCGCGGCATCGTGGTACCTCGAGCGCTCCTATCCGGACCGGTGGGGACGGAGTCAGGTTCAACACGTGGGACCGTCCGGCGGACCGGTCGAGATCGACGTCACCGTCGAGGCGCTCGAATCGAAACTGTCCGAGATGATGGACCTCGAGCTAGCTCAACTGATCGACGATGAATCGTCGCGATGACCGGCGTCCGCTCGCCCGTGATTGCGCGGCTCGCCGCTCTCCCGCCGGCGGACCGGGCCCGGGTCCTGGCGCGGCTCACTCCTGCCGAACGGGCGAAACTGTCCGAGATCGTCGCGGCCGGCGGCGACGTCGACGCGTCGTGGGCCCGATGGGTCCGCGACCCGGTCGGATTCGTCACGGACGGTCTGGGAGAAACCGTATGGTCGAGACAACGGATGATCCTCGAGTCCGTGCGCGACTTCAAGCGGACCGCTGTTCCGGCGGCTCACGCTCCCGGAAAGTCGTTCATCGCCGCTCGAGCGGTCGCGTGGTTCGGTTCGGTGCATCCGGCGGGGACCGTCCAGATCGTCACGACGGCGACGACGTTTCGTCAGGTGAAGGCGATCCTCTGGCCGCATATCCGGCGTCTGATCAAGCGTCACGGGCTCCCGGGCGCGGGGACGGTCAATCAAGTCGAGTGGTCACGTGACGGCGAGCTCGTCGCGTTCGGATTCTCCGCGGCCGACAACGACGAGTCAGCCGTTCAGGGAATCCACGCGTCGAACGTCCTGATCGTGGTCGACGAAGCGGGAGGGATCAGTCATACGCTCGGAAAGGCATTCGAGGCGCTCATGACGGGCGGGAACGCTCGGCTCCTGGTCATCGGTAACCCGCCGACGGACGACGAAGATTCGTGGTTCCAGAAGTGCTGCGAATCCGAGCTCTATAACGTGATACCGATCCCGGTCGACGTTACTCCGAACTGGACGGGTGAGGATGCGGGGCTCTGCCGATCGTGTCCTCCGGTCGTTCCGGAGCATCCGGTAGCGGAGCACTTAGTTGACCGGGCGTGGGTCGATGACGTGATCTCGGAGTTCGGCGCGGAGTCGTCGTTCGTTCAGGCTCGAGTTCACGCCCGGTTCGTCGAACACGTGACGAATAAAGTCCTCCCGTTCTCCTGGGTCGAGGCGGCGCTCGACAACGACGATCCGGACGCCGGCGAGGCGATCCGGCTCGGAGTCGACGTTGCGTCTGACGGCGGGGACGAGTTCGTGATCGCCCGGGCGGA